AATTGAGGCATATAATGCTCGGGAACAGATGCTTCAATTTTACGAGACATTGGACACTTAATTTCTACAAGTTTCCCAGACTCTGTCACACCATCGGGGCTACCACCTAACCATGTATGAATCGGGTGTGGAACGAGACCTAATTCATGTACGACTTCACCATGTCTCTCTTCATAGAGGATACGGGCTTCATCTTCATATTTCTCACCGTGCCTTGTGGCTTCATTGCCCATAAAACGGGGTCCAATACCACATTTTTTAAGAAGGAGATCTTCGGGTTTTTCATACTTATTCACACCGATGGCTGTTGCTGCGTCTGAGGCGGTTAGGAGATTTCCACGAAGAGCAAGCCATTCTTCAGACTTCTGAGCCGCATATTCCCGCTCAATCAAGGCTTTGACATTGGGATGCATGTTAATTTATTGTTGCGGATAGTTTTTAAGTTGTTCAAAGAATGCTCGAGCTGCCAATTGTTCGGCTTGTTTTTTACTCTTGGCTTCCCCCCTACCCCCAAATTGACCATTTATATAGGTATCAATGTAGAAAATACCTTCGTGATGACCCACAACACGATATTCTGGGAGTGGAATATTCATAATTTGGCAATACTTCATGAGGTGATCCTTGAAGTTATCATCAATCATGATCTTATTGAGATCAATAAAATTGGGATCATTGTAGATTCTAAGAACAAACTCCTTCGCGTGGAGTAAGCCAAGATCCATATAAATCGCACCCACGAGAGCTTCAAAGACATCCTCTAGAATCTTTGGGTTGTTATTCCAGTTGTTTCTCATGCCCTTCTCATCCATGAGAACCATATTATTGAGACCCATTTTGAGAGCTATATCAGCTAGGGTCTCGGAGCGAACGAGTTTTGTACGAGCTTTGGTGAGAAATCCTTCTTGTCTCTCTTCATATCTATCAAAGAGGAACTTGGTAATGATAAAACCTAACACGGAATCACCCATAAACTCAAGGGTCTCAAATGATTCATTGAATTGTTCATATTCTTTGAGCGCGGATTTGTGGGTGAATGCTCTGTGGTACAAAGAAAGATTCTTAATCTTTGTACCAACAAGCTTTTCAATATCTTGTTGATTGAAGTTCATATTGTTAAAATGTGTTATTTTTTTAAGCCTTCTTCACGTAGTGGGGTGAGAGGTACTTTTGGAGGTTCAAGTAGGTAACAACAACGTCAGCTGGTGGTTGCAACAAATCCTTGAGCTTATCGTCGAGGACAAGTTGGCGACCGTTTTCTGGATGCTTAAGACCGTTTTCAGTAATGTACTTGTTGATGAACTTCGTGACCTCAGAGCGAGAGACAAGTTCACCTTCGGGAAGACCCAAGAACTCACGCAACTTAGGCGTTACTTCTTGCTTACGGTTAAACCCATTGTTAGACGCACGAGCCTTCGCCTTTTCACCGGTTGGGTCTTCTTGGGTATTCTTGACCTTACGGACGAGCTTGGTGAGAGACTTAACGTCAGCTCGGAGAGCGGCAATTTCAGCTTGGATAGTTTCAAAAGACATCTTATACCTTGTATTGCGTCTTAATCTTTAAGTAATATAAATTAGAAACAAGATCGTGACAGCAACCAATGCTATAAACATAACATTGAAGTTATCTTCTATTCTTTGGACTGGGCGTCCCACAATACGATAAGGTTGTCTCGGTGTAATCCCCTTTACTTGACCAGGACACCCCCCCGCGCAACAATCTGCTGGACAAGGTTTCAACTGTGGACCTCTTCTCGCGGCGCAGAATTGATTTGACATTGGGTTACCTTCACCTTTGTAGGCATAACATTTACATTCATCGATAATGTTACAGACCATATTATTATGTAGCAATATAATAATGGACACTGAAATTTATTCAGAAGCTGTGATCAACAGATTTTTGAAGAAGAATTTATTCTTCAACGATCCAGTACTCGAGAAGTATTATCGAGATAACAATTTGACCGGTTTCAGAAAGCGAGTTCACCGACTTCACAAGAATGAGAGTTTTGAAAAGATAGTGTACGCTCTCGTCACCGATACAATTCGCGACATAGTGTTAAAAAGTGTTGGAGATCTCTCCGACTATTTGAAACTAATGGGTGATCTTGTGATATCTGGTGGTGAAGCTTTCAATATGCACCTAGAGCGTAAAGATAGATTAGTGACGAGTGATATCGATACAAAGTTTTTACCTCGAATTCCCCGTGATTCAAAATATTTTGGCAGACTTCAAGCCATAAAGCTTCTCTTGTGGGATAAACTCGGTGAAATTTCAAAGAACATTGGTATGAAAGTTAAGCAACGTCTCTCTAATTCGAATAAGATTGGAAAGTTCATAGGATTGGGTTTCGCCGAGCGTGGACCATACGTCACAAGAAGATACCTTCTGATCAAAAAGAAGAAGTCACAGCGTGGCAGTGAGCCAACGCGCGGTGATATTTTCATTGATGTTGAACTATTTGCACTTGACTTGAACTTGCGGTATTTTTCGATTAAAGATGGAAGAATCACACCGACCGTTCTCGGGGGTATCCTCGACATACCATTTATGCGTCCAAATGAATTTGGGTATGAAGTTGTGGAGTCAAAAAAGGCTGGGATTGTTTACAAAAACAAAAACACCAACACCATGATACATGATAAGCGTATATATGTTGCCGGAAAGCGCTTTTTACTCGACGACGTTTATTTGATGCAAAAATTGGGTCTTAGACCTGAAAAACGGGAAAAGGATAGACAGCGCATGTATAAGTTATCAAAACTGATCACAAAGAGTGCAAATATCAGACCAACTGATGACATAAACACAATATACGAACGTACACACGACAAGATAAAGAGTGTCTCCAGAAAGATCTCAAGACCAACACGTGTGAATATATCACTCGCAAGTAAAATCAATCCTTATAAATACGCCGAATACACTACAAAACCACAGGCCGATCGATTATCTAAACAGATTGTGTACGGTGTGAAAACTTCAATTCCAAATGTAAATATTCAAGGTTTTGCAAAGACATATGGCGCACAGCGTTTTGATTTAAAAACCCAAGAATGGATCAAGAACACATCAAAGAACTATATCAAAAATGAATATAACTACAGGCCAACGCAGTCGATGAAACTTCCCGACTATCTGAACATGTCAAAACTACTATACGGATACAAACCGATTCGTGACAAATGGGTACCAGTCGGTATCATAAAGAAAGCTGCACAGATTCCATTTGTTGGTTTAAAGAATTGAAACGTAAAACATACATATAATGTTGTACAACGCTCCAGTCAAAGGTGATGATGGTTTGTATTTTGTAAAGACTCTTACAGATGAAAAGCGTAAGTGCTTTGTTCAGCTGAACAAAGCGACTGTCAGTGAAGTATCCGGTGAAATCTCATTCGACTTGAAAACCGACTCCAACAGGGCTAAGATTCAAGCCATTGATGACCTCAACCTCGAATCCGCGCGCGAAAATTGTTCCGAGTGGTTCGGTAAAAATCTTTCGGACGATGTCATTCGGACTGCGTACACACCAAGTATTGTGAATGATCAAATCACAGGCGACTGTATTGCGGTCACTAAAGTTTTCAACAGTGACCAAGAACTCATCGACATTGAAATGATCAAGCAGGGTAAGAATTGTAATATCATCCTCGAATTTGCGGGACTCTGGTTTGCGAAGAAGGCCTTTGGTCCAGCTTGGAATATTTTTCAGGTCAAAATTTTCGATGAACCAAATCTCGAAGTATACCCAGAAGAATATGCATTTAATGACGAAGATGGGGAATAAAAAAATTGTTGATCTTATATAAAAGATAATGAAGGGTCGCACTCAGAACCTCATGATGTTGCTTGCCATCGCTGCTTTGGTGTTCGTACTCTTCAGTATGAACGGCAAATCTAACTACTCAATTGACGAAACTGAATATGCGGCGTTTGACTTTGCTCCAGCGGCGGGTCCAGCGGCGGGTCCAGCGGCGAAGGCTGGCTGTGGTATGCGTGCGGGTACCGGTCTCGCGTCGTCTCTTCTCCCACGTGAAGTTGCTTCCCAGGAGGACTTCGGTCAGTTTGCTCCAGAGGATATCCTCAAGGGTCAAAACTTCCTTGAACCACGCAAGCAAATTGGCTTCCCAGAAACGGTCGGTGGCGCGTTGAGAAATGCGAACCAACAAATCCGTTCGGATCCACCCAACCCAAAGGATGGCTACGTGTGGAACAACTCTACCATAGTTGCAGACGAGATGCAGCGTGATTTGTGCTAATTTCACTTAAAGATTAGACCTTAGCTTTATGTAAATAATGTCAGTACCTACCGAACTCTCCGAAAGTGTTTCGAAGCTTGTTGAACTCAGTAAGCAACTTTCTGAAGCGAAATCTGATATCAAAATCCTTAATCAAGAAGAGAAACGTCTCAAAGAATCTGTGAAGAGACATATGATAGATCAGGGTATTGATACCATTAACCTCAGAAAGGGTAAAATTAGTGTACGCAAATCAGTGCGTAAAGGCAGTATGACTAAGGATGCTGTAAAGGATGGACTTCTCAAATTCTTTGGTGGTGATGAAGTTAAGGTCGAGGGGGCGCTTAATGCTATCCAGGACAATCTTAAAGTAAAGGAGTCAACTTCTATCTCGTTAACTGGGATAAAAGAAAAGCCCTCTAATGAAGATAAGTAATAACCATGGTTTGGAGTCAATACGTTTACGAAGCTACGACGGGATATGATGTTCTCCCAAGCGATGAAGAAGAATTTGAAGATGACATTCATCTCAGTGTTGAAGATTGGCAAATCAAATACTCAGATGAACTATGGGAATTGTGGAGACGCGTTGAACAACTTATTCACGACGCATTCCTTGAACATACACTCATGACGGAATGTACATTTTCCGATTTCGCTGAGTTTTGTTACAATGATCATCACGATGATTGTGACTTTGTTTGGATTCCATATGAATCAAATTTGTCGTATATCTGGAGACATATCCAAGAATATTTGGAAGATACAGGTCTCTATGATGAATTCATGCCTGGCGCTACATTTGATCATTGGGTTAAGTTTGCAGCAGAGCATACTAAACAAAATAATATAACTATATATTAACCATGCTCCCAGATATCACCTCCCAAAAAGTTGCCGTTCCAGCTGCTCTTTTTTTGGCGCTCA